CTGCATAAAGCGGTATTGTCCATAATAATAATGAGAGTATAACATATTTAACCATAAAGTCAAGGGTTTACCTGTATACGTCCTTTTTTAATGTCTGATTTAGTTCTTGATACTCTTTTGACGTAGTAACCCTTGCTATGACCGTGCTTTACGCAATTGCCTTGCCATGCTGGACCGAGGTTGTGTTTCCTTCCGTATTCGCAAAGATTGACTACTCGTACTTGCTTTCCATGTGGTGTGGTTACTATCCAAGTCATAGACTGCACCATTCTTACAGCTTCTTTCTGACTTTCTGGTTGTACATGTCCCATGCAACCCTTGCTTATCTTATCTTTGTGTTCCTGTGTTAACTTTTTTCCTAACTTTGCCATTTTTACTCCTATAATGCATTATAGATGGTCCGTTGAGAAATTCTATAGAAAATTTCTTCCAAAATTGTCTCAATCTGTTGTTTACGTAATGAACCAACTATCCTTTTTTCAACTTCACCTTTGTTGAAAATTAGCATTGTTGGAATACTTCTAATCTTAAACTTTGCCGCCATTTCTTGATTCTCGTCTATATTAATTTTTACAATCTTTATTTTTCCAGCATTTTCTTCTGATATCCGTTGCAATGTTGGAATAAGCATTCTACACGGACCACACCAAGGTGCCCAAAAATCTACCAGAACAGGAATGTCGGAATCAAGAACTTCTTTGTGGAAATTATCATCTGTTGTTTTAATTAGGGGGTTCATATATCTATTTATAAAGAAACAAACCTCATGTATAGTATCAAACAAAAAAGGGAACTAAAAGTTCCCTCTCTTGCGTTTTTACTTGCGTAAGTTGCAGTAACAAACTAATGTAACTAAAAGCTACATCAGATTTGTGACTTTGACTCTGCGATAATAAACATTATCGTTTGCGTCTAGCGCACCGACATCACCAGCAGCTGTTCCAGATGCAAGTACACCTGAAGCAAATGGGTTGCCTGTGATACCATATCTTGTTTTAAAGCCAATTTTTGGTTGGAAAGTATCTTCTCCAACTGCTCTTACCATTTGTAGTGGTACGTATGGACAATAGAACAAACCAGCGTCATAAGGTGAACTACCTTTATATCCTACAACATAATACTGCGAAGCAGCTACGTTAGCAGCATATGGGTCAACATAAACTTTATATCTTCCGTTTAATGTACCAGCAAATGTGTTTGCAGTATCATCAACATTAAGATTTGAGTTTAATGCAGGAGTGTAATCAAGTACACCAGCCATTTGTAATGCAGATGCTACATCAGCAGAACAAATAATTATGTTACCTTTTCCTCTCCTTGTTTGTTGACCAACAGCGTTGGCATCTCTCTCGATAGCGAATAATAGTCCTTTGAATTTCTCAACGGACCATCTACCATTAGAGTCTGTGTCTAAATCAAAGATACCAGCAGTAGTTGTGTTAATCTGGGCACCTTTTTTCGCAACAATGTAAATTGTTCTTACAACTTCTCTGTTTATTTCTGCAAGTATTTCTGCAGAGAGAATGTTTGCAAGCTCAGTCTCAGCGTCAAGACCATGAATAGCTTTAAGGTCTTGTGCAAGTTCCATAGAATATTCAGCTTTTAATGCTCTGGATTTAGCAGTAACAGTTTGTTTCTCAATTGAGAAAGCCATTTCTGCGAAAGCATTTGCCGCTGCATCTCCAAGTGCTTCACCTTGTGCAGTTGACATACCGCCTGGCGACAAGTATGTACCAGCAGATGGTGAATCGTTTAAAGTTGCAGGGTTGCTTCCAGTCATTGCAGATGATGTTAAATCACCAGCAGCGTCATCATTAGATATACCAGAATCAGCTTCGTTAACTAACGCTTCAGCACCTGTTTGTGATACAGACCTACTTCTCATTGCGAAAATAAGACCAGTAGGACCTGTCATTGGTTGCACACCACAAATGTCGTATGCAATCAAGTTAGGCATTGCTCGTCTAACGAGTGAAATTAGGATTGGTTCCCAATTATCTACGTTAGAACCAGTTGAGTTAGTTGGCGCAGCTTCTTGTAAAAAGCTTCTATCTTCTCTTAACGCTTTTTCTTGGTTTTCGAGAATTACAGTAGTTACAGCACGTCTATAAGGGTCTTTGATTTCGCCCAATTCTGGGTGTTCAAGGACTGGCTGCCACTTTTCTTGTAAATTATTAGATTGAAACATTTTTTGCGTCTCCTTTTTTAAATTTTACTTTAGTATACGTCTCTATTTCCATCAATATAATTCAATTTATTATTATTTTGCACGTTTATGAGTTTTACTGATAGCGGACATATACGCAGCCATCTTATCAGATGTTTCTACTTCGTTAACAGTTTCGTCATCTGATATTTCATTTGTGCTTTGTTCTTCAGCTCTTTTTGGAAAATATGACTCTTTTAATGTTTCAAGTTTTGATTTATAACTTTCAGCATCTGTGTAGTCAACATCTTCAATAAGACCTTTGAACTTTTCTACCTCTGTATCGACTAATTCGTCTGATACTTCTTTTACGATAGAATCTTTTGTTAGTTCGCCGATTTCTGAATGAAGTTCTTTATCTTTCTCAATTTGTTGATTGAGTTGTTCTTCAAGTTCTTCAATTTTTTTAGATTGAGCTTCTAACACATCATATTTTTCGTCAGGAACATCAATGTAATGGTCGTCAAACAATTGTTTTAAACCACTAATGAAATCCTCAGAAATCTCACCTTTTAATCCTCTTTCAATTGCGAGTTCGTTTTCTTTCATCCATTCTTGAACTACGTAGTCAAGATAAGAATCAACTTTATCTATTAACTCATCTTTTGATTTATCAGATTGTTCAGTAAGTTCCTTAGTATATTCATCTTCTAGTCTTTCAATTTCTGTTCTGACTTTTGATTTTACAGCGGCTTCGAAGATTGTAGAAGCTTTTTCTTTGAATTCATCTGAAAGTTTATCTTCTCCAGATACTAGGGCATCAACGTCTTCTTTGACTTTGATTTCCTTAATTCTTTTTTCCATTGCTTCTTTCTTTTCTTCTTTGGCTTTTGCAAGTTCTTGTTTAGTTTCGTCTTCGTCCTCGTCATCTTTGACTTGTTCGTTAACGATTTTATTATACATCTTCTCTAACTTAGCTTCATCTGCTTTCGATAATTTATCAGATATTGCTTTTAACATATCTTCTGCTTTTAGTTTTTCTGGTTTATCTGCAGGCGCAGCATGTTTATGTGCAGCGTCTTTAGTTTGTTTGGTTTTTTCACCAGATTTTGCAGATGACGATTTAGCGTCAGTAGGAGATGTAACAGCAGGACCTAAATCTTCTACGTCCTTATTTTCAACTTTCGGAGCTTTTTTCTCATCTAGTGCTGTTTCTTCTTCTTTAGTTTCTTCAGCAACTTCTTGAGCTTCTTCAGAATCAGCAGCTTCGAGTTCGGCTAATACCTCAGTTTCAAGTTCCTCAATTGTTTTATCTATTTCTGACATGTGGAAATCTCCTTTTTCCTATATTTTTTATAATAATATTTATAAATTAAAGTTTTTTGAGAAACTTTGCAAACTCTAATGCGTAAATGTTTGCGTTTCTTGACTGAATTCCTTTCTCAATTTCCAATTTATGTTGTGCAATTTCTGCTTCTTGTAATATACCGTTGTCCCATATCCACTCTTTCCCTTCCATAATACCTTCTACGAAAGCGTTTGGTGCAGATGGGTCGGCAACGATATCAGCAGCCGTTGCTAGGTAAAAATCATCCTTAACGTATGATGCACCATTTTTTTCCTTTAGAGAACCTAATCCACGACTAGATACTCCGAGTTTAGCACCTTCATCCATCAACGACTTGACAATTTTACCCATTGGTGTATCCATGATTTTCGCTTCTCCTATGAAGTTCTTACCATCTGGATACAATGCTGTAATCATATGTGAAACTCTTTCAAGATTTACAGTCGGACCGTCTGGGTGTCCTAATTCACCGAATGCTCTTTTTTGTCTTGTGAAGTTCTTATTGTAATTAGCAACTTCCTTCTTTAGAATATCAAACGGATATACTCTACCATTCCGATTTTTAACATCAGCCTGCATGAATATACCTTTTATTTTATATTCTTTCTCACCTTTCTCATTTTCTTCAGTAATGTATTCTACATCTTCTATGTGTTCTGCGATTAACTTTAATGCCATTTAACTATCCTCTCTTATGTAGTGTTAGTCCAACCAGATACTTTGTGGAATTCTGTAACTAAAGTAAATGTACCAGTCGCATTTGTGACCAAAACATCTCCACTAATTCCAGAACCAGCATTGTTTGTCAGTGCTGGTTGACCAGCATCATAACCATAAGTACCGTTGCCTGTTAAAATAATTGCTTGAACATTTGATGTTGCGTCCCATAAAAGTTCGACACCACCAGATGCAGATTCAATAGACCACCATATTTTTGCAATAGATAATCTAGGGTCTGTAGATGCAAGAGTCATTGCAGATGCGTCTAAAACACTTACTGCACTATTTGATGCGTTATCACTTACTGTTTTGATAACTGTTTTATAACTTGTATCTATTAATGTTTGATTTGTTACTGCCATATCTTTCTATCCTTACATTACTGCAAATAATTCTTTTTCAAAATAGTCCATAAGTTCGTTTTTCGTTACTTTAAATTTTCTTGCAGTATCTTTTATACTGTTATCAAAACTATTTAGGAAATTTTGTGGTTTATCGTGCATTTTTTTCATAATAAAGTCCACAGCATTCTTCATTTTCGGAGAAAGCTTTTTATATCCCTTAGTTTTTTTGTGTTCATCTTTCTCAGAAATCTGAGAAAGGAAATCTTCGAACTTTTTATTCTTCATTTGGTTTATCGTTGACATTATCAGGAGCTTCTTCGGGAACAGTTGTTTTAATTATATTACCTGCGACTTCTTGTCTTTTAACTTCAAGTCCATCTGCGACTTTTGTCGTCATGGCATCTTTAAATCCCCTTTCCGCTTCGATATTATCTCCTTTTTCGATTGAATCAATCACTTTTTTAACTTCATCACTCATTATAATTTATCTCCTTCATCATCTGATGGTTCTCCAGTTTCTCCTTCATCATCTTCAGGCATTTCTTCAGTTTTTGTCATATCAATTTGAGTAGCACCTGGAGGCATAATTGGATATCTTGTTACGCCATCACTATGGTCTGGCACATTAAGGTCACCTTCACCACTTTCTGATTTAATTTCATCTTTCATTCTTGATATCTCGGTATCACTCATTCGTAAAACATATTTTTGTACATAAGTTTTACTATAAAATGTTCCGATATATGATTGCATTCTATCAAGAGTATCTATTCTGTTTTGTAATAGTTCTGCGTCTTTTAATTCTGAGAAATGTCCATCTTTTAAGAAATTGAAATTGATATGTTCTTTCATGTCATGCCAATCTTCGTCATTGATTATTCCTTTTAATATTAATTGTGTTCTCATTACATCAAGGAACAATCCTGTAAATTTCTTTCTTAATCTTTGAACAAACTTTGTAAATTTTAATTCATCTCTTGTTACTTCAGTTGACCTACCAGCACCCACTACTGTTCCTGGAGATTCTTCTGTAAGTCTTGAAACTGGAACATTTAGTGAACGATATAATCTTTTTTGAAAATATTTTATATCTTCAATTTCACCAAGATTTTGTCCAGCAGGTAGAGTTTGAACATCTGTTCCCCTACCACCTTCTCTGATTGGTAGCCAGAAATCTTCTAGCATTGACATATGATTTCTATCATCACGGATTTCACCAGTAGTTGCATCATATACAAGTTTATTTCTATAACGATTCATTACATCACGAAGATATTGTTCTGCTTTTACTTTAGGTAAATTTCCTACATCAATTCTAAAAATTCTTCTTTCTGGCGCTCTTGATATTCTGTAAATAACAAGAGAATCTTCAATCATTCTTAATTGATTAACAGGTTTAATTGCTTTATGTAAATGTGAAAGAACTCTACCAGAGTTTTGGTCTATTAATCCAGATGTACAATATGCGATTGAATCGCTAGCGATTTGAATACCAGAAGTATTGAGACCTTGTTGCATTCCTTTTTCATTATATACATAAAATTCATCTATATTTTTTACTAAATCTAATCCAGTTTTAGGGTCTTTCTTTCTATTAACTTGTCTTACTTTTTTAATTTTCCGAGGGTCGATATATCTTAATTCTTTGATACCCAATTTCGGATTTTCTTTATCTATTATCATATGATAATAACATCTTCCGTCAACATACCATCTTCTAAAAACATCATGTCCTTTCTTTTGAAAATGCAAAAGACTTAAAATATTATTGAATTCGTCTCTTATTTTTCTTTTGATATTTTCTGGAACAGGTACGTTTTCCAGAATAGGCGAAACGGATTGGTCCGCTTCGTCAGCGACAATCGCTTCGTTAACGATATCTTCTACTGCCATATCACACTCTGCTTGTTGTGCGATATCACGATATCTACGAATTAAATCATCATCTGATTTTGTTTTGCCTTCTAAATCTAATACTGATGCAAAATGCCCAGCGCCTGAGACTTCAACTGCCCCATCATCAGGGGATGGAGTGGTGAAACCTTCACCACTGCCTTCTCCTTCTTTAACTCTGGTAATCTTGAACCCAAAGAGTTCTGCCATTGTGTATTACCTGCCTTCTAATTTTCTTACTACTATTATTTAGTAAGACTAAATTAGAAGTTTACTCCAGATGCTACAAAGTGTTGATATCTCCAAGTAACCTCAAATTCTTCAAGTGCATTTGCAGTCTCATGACTTAATTCAATTGCACCCAAACTTTGTGGCCATAATCCTCTAAAGATATATGTTTTTAACACAGTATCATCCCTATCGAGTTGTTCTACAGTTGCGTCTGTCTGATAATCAGAAACATCAGTAACACCTGTATTTTCTGCAAGGTCATTAATACCATTCATCCATCTTTCAACAGCGTTTCTTACCATAAAGTCAGTATCATTGATGATAGTTGTTGTCCATGCATCAAATTCTGCTCTATCACCTGCCATATAAAGTGTTCTACCTCTAAATGGTACAGGTATCTCACCTATATTTTGTGTTGGTAAGTTAGTTGCTTTAACAAGAAAAGATGTTCTTCTTACATCTAATCCTATTACGATTCCAGATGGTGGTGTTAATGTAACTCTAAACTGATTCGGTCTAGCACCGCCGCCGATTAACTGAGCTTTAAATTCGTCTAATGTTGCCATTGTTCTCTCCTATTAACCACCGACCTCGCTAAATGCGACACCAGTCCTTGTTGCTATGAAATTTAGTGTAATGAAGTTGATTGACCTTGCTGGTTTGATGTATATATCAGCAATAAACTCATTTCTGTCAATGACTTCTCCTGTGTTATTTGACGCATCACAAACTACACTAAAGTCTGTAATTCCTCGTCTACCTTGTACATCTCTTAAAAATGGTTCAACCATATTTCTAAATTGTGCTCTTGTAAATTCATCATTGAATTCAAAAAGTTGATATTTAGAAGCAGTTGAAATTGCTTTTTCAAGAACGATAAACAATCTTCTTACGTTGATTCTATCAAATGCACTTGGTTTTGTTAATGCAGTTTTATCTCCGAATAAATGTACACCCTGTCCAGAAAAATTAACTACTGGATTAATTCGTGCTTTATAAAGAGTATCTCTGTGTGCTTGTTTTGGGTCGTATGCAAGTTTTACTGCACCTCTGATTTGTCCCCTGTTGAATCCAGCAGGTGAGAACCAAGGGTCAGTTACTATATCTGTATTTGCACAAGTCCCAGCAACATCTCCATTTAATGGAACATGTCTATAAACATCATTATATTTGTCGTACATATATTTGTAACCACTATCAAATACTGCGTAAGATGAAGATGGTAATGTATCAAAATATGTTTTAACATTGTCAGTCTGTGTCAATGCAGTTGCTACATTTACAACATCATTCCTTGCTGGCGAGATGAAACAAATACAATCTTTCCTTTTTTCACAAAGGTCGATTAACATTGTACCATATGTGTCACCATCTGTTGCACTATTTGGAGTTGTCCCTGCTAAAATTAGATTAACATCTATAAGTTCAGGGTCTTTAAATCTGTCATATGCGACTGTGTGTTCGCCGATTGTTACTGAATAATCATCAGTACCACTTGAAAGTGCGTTTAAGGTTGGCGAATTTACAGCAGTATATGTTGAAGTTGTATCTGTACCCCAGTTTGAGCCACTTGAATTGTGGTCCATCCAATAAATCCATTGTGATTGTGCAAAAATTACATCTGGATAGTAATTAGTACCACCCTGTGGTGTTTTTGCAGCTGAGTTTTTAGATAAATGTGCGAAAGTTTCAATAACTGACGCTGTTCGTTGACCGTTTACATCAACATCACTTCCAGTGATATCACCAGTTGTGTCATATACGACTACATGCATTTCATCATTTGACCCACGACTATTTGCAGTTGCCCATGCAGATGTGCCTGGAGCAGTAGAGAATAAATCATACCATCTCCAACGTCTAAGAATATAAGAATCATCTGTAACGGCAGCTTCTAATCCTTTACCATCACCGTGGTCTTTTTGACGAATAGTCAATACAGTACCACTGTTTGCTGTTACTTCATATTCAATGCCTTCATGTCCTGTTACAGCACTAAATGCACTTGAATCAGATGAAGCGTCAGCAGATGAGAAAGATACCAAGTCGCCGACATTAATCGTGCTACCAGCATTACTATCAACAGTTATAGTTGTATCTAATGCAGCTGCAGATGCGTCATTAACTTGATAAGTGTCACCCATATGTTGTTCAAATGCAGTTGCACTTGGACACATTGAAACGCCGACTGAATTACCCCAAGTACCAGCAGTTCTTGCAGCCCATTCGCCGACAGAACCCTGTCCACTTGCATAGTTTTCTTGGTAATGGTCGTCATTCTTAACTAATACAGCAGTACCACTTACACAAGCATTTACAATTGCAGATGTTGGTCTTACAACTCTTAATGCATTTCCATATTTAAGAAAGTTGGCAGCAACGAACCAAGGCTCGAAATTACTACCATTTGGTTTTCCAAAAGTTTGTACAAGTTCTTGTTCAGAACTAATATCTACTACGTCTTCTACTGGTCCTTTATATGCAGGCAATGAAATAGCCGCAATGGAAGTAGAAACAGCAGGAATGACATTAGTTAAATCTATTTCTTTAACTTGTACACCTGGAGAAACTAAAAATCCCATGTTTGTGTCTCCTTTTATTAAAATTTATGATATTATCATAAAAATCTTTTTAGATTTTAATAATATTTATAAAATTGATGTTTCTAAAAAAGATGTTTTATATGTGATAAGACATATAAATAGTTTTATGGGTAATAATCATTACGACAAATATAAAGATACCATTAAAAAAGTTGCGAGAAGAAACTATTATAAGCGTGTTCAGTGGTTAAATGAGTATCTGATTGGTAAATCATGCAAATATTGTAGTGAAAGTGAAACAATATGTCTTAAATTCCACCCACATGATGCGAAAATTAGAAAACTCTCTAAAAGAAAAGGGTTAAATGAATCAAGTAGAGAAGAAATCAAGCAATTATTATCCGAATGTAAAATTGTTTGTTATAATTGTTGGTTAAAAATAGATAATGATTTACTTGAATTTATATAATTAAAAATCGTCAGTTGTTCTTATAACAGGTGACCACCGAGTTCCAAAATCATCTACCATTTCACCGACATTTTCTTCTTCTAAACCATCTACGACAAACCCAAATGGCAACATATCACTTTCAAGTTGTTCTGCTGATTCTAAACTTATCTTTTTTCTTAAATCAATATCAGTTAATTCTTTATAAAATTGTTGGGTAGTACACCACGAAAACAATACACCACACATTACCAAATCATCATTACACCCATCATCTGCCGTATATGAACTTCCATGAATAACAAAAGTTGACATTTCATTAATGAAATCATAATCTTGTGTAATAAGTTTATCTGATTCTATCAGAGTTTTAAAATTAGAACAACCAATTTTCTTTACAGATTTTGTTGTTCTTACTCCAAGTTGCGACCTACCAGCTCCACCAAGTCCAGAACCAAGTACCTGTCCAGCACGACCACGCATCATCGCCATTAACATATTATCATATTCTAAATCAAATTGTAATGCATGTGCAACTTGTTCTCCGATATCATTTACTTCCACAAGCACGAATGCTTGGTTATACGCTTTTCCAACATCATATATTTTATTTGGAAACAATAAAGGTTTAATTTCATTATCTCTATATTTCGCAACAACTTTATATGGCAGTTCTGTTATATCAATAACTAAAAATGCAGAATAATCATTTGCAAGTCCTCTTGATACATCTGCAACCAACATATAAGTATGCCCTTTTTCTGGCATTATATGAACATCTAATCCAGCACTTGTTTTAATTGGATTTTTATATGCAAGTCGTCTTAATTTAGACGGCGATATTAAAGTATTTACAGAACCCAAAAATTCACATTCAAATTCTGTTTGGAACTGTGCTTCTGATGTATTCCGTATCGTTTCTTTTTTCCATTTTTCATTTCTACCAGGAATTTCTTTCCAATGAACTTCTATTGGTATATAAGAATTCCTTTTATTTTCCGAATCAACCCACAATTTATAAAACATATTCATACCCCGTGGGGTTGAAACGATAATCACTTTTGTATCTTTACCAGCAGATATTGTAGGATAAACAGAACTAAAAAATTGTTCTGCGATATTACTTGGAACATATGCAAACTCATCTAAGAAGATAATATTATAACTACCACCCCTTACTGCACTAGCACTTGTAGAAGCGGCAAGTATTTTCGAACCATTTTCTAATTCAAGAGAACCTTTATTCCATTGTAACACACCTTGTTGTAACCACTTAGGTAAATTTTCATATGCAAGTTGTAATCTCCCGAGGATATCTCTTGCAGTTGCAGCTTTGTTTGCGAGAATAGCAACATTAACAGTTGAATTAAATAAAACATAGTATAACAAATAAGCTATTATGGTCGTAGATTTTCCAGATTGTCTTGGGAGTTTACAAATACTAAAACGATTCTTATGAAAAGTTTTAATCATTTTCTTTTGAAACTTATACATCTTGAAAGGTATTAAACCTTCATCAAGAGATATGATTCTAATATATTGTTCAATAAAATAAAGTGGGTCTTTCATACACTTAGTGTATTCTTTAACCGTTTCTGGTGTCCAGTTTATTTTTGTATTGGCAGCTTTTAAGTTGGGATTGCCAAGATAAGTTTTATTTGTCGCCATTTTTCAGTTGCTCTATATCTTTTTTATTCGCAGTAATTTTTTCATTTTGCAACATATCAATCATGTCTTGTAATTTTTTTGCTTTTTCTACTTTGGTATCTAAATGCAAATCGGGATTAATCACTTTTTCTAATTTTAAATATGCAATTCTTTCGTTTGGAACATATCTCCATATTAAACCACTATCAGAATATACACTGAATACTGTTTCTCTTGCACCAATCTTTACAATCATTCCCTGTGTGCCATCAAGAATAATTTCATCGCCTTCATTAAAAGCAGGATTCCATTTAAATTGCAATCCTTTTGCTAAAGATGTCGCCCAATCTTTAAACATAATCGCAATGATAGCACTAAGTAAAATGCCAACCCATGGCAATAAAAACCTAGTCAGTTCCGCTGTCTGTGCTTCTAATGTCGGCATCGGTGGAAACATCTTTTTCAATTCTCCCTTTTCCAGTTAACGCTTTTTGTAATTCAGCAGTTGAACCAACGAACAATGCATTGGTTACACTTTTTGGTGCGTTGTTTGGAACTTGTTTTAATTTTTTCATATCATTTTGAAGTTGCATTAATTTTTCTGTTACTTCAGCAACATTTTTAATTAATTGTCCAGCAACTTCATATGTTCTTGGATGTTCTGATTCTTTTGCAAGAGTAAGAATACCTTCAATCGCATCTTGACCTCTTTCAATTAGGTTATAGAAATTTTCACGACTATACTTGTAGTCAATTTCTTTTTCATCATCACCAGATGGTCGGGGAATAATTTTCTTTTCTTCGTTTTTTATATCCTCAACGATATCCAATGCTTCATTTATTTTTTCATCAATACTCATAATACTATCCTACAGAAGTATTTATTCGTCTGAACCTGTAGTTGGATTATAATCTTTCGCATCTTGATAGAAAGATGATGTTTCATTAAATCCAAAATCATCATCTGCATCTGCAGATGTTGGGTCAGGTGTAACTGTATATCTCTGTTCTCTTGTAGGAGATTTATCAGGCATATCTGCGTATTGGTCGACTTGCACAGTTTTGATAATACTTGTTGAAGTAACTGGCCCGTATAGATAAAATTTCAATGTGAAAGCAAGATTATATAATATAGAACGTCTTGAAGCATAATCGCCTTCATAACTATCTTCATAACTAATACTATTTAATATAATAGGAATATCTCTTTTAGAATCCATTGCAACATTATCATTAATTGTTACAGTATAATCTGGTTGAAAATATGGAAGTATTTGTTCTAATATTTGTAACCCATCATCACTATTTTTTGACATGATAGATAATGCAAATTCCAAATTATAAGGAACAGGCATATATTGAGTTTCTAATTGTTTATTACTACCACTTTTAACTTTTTTAAATTTTTGAACACGATTTAATTTTCGTGTAGGGTCATAAGTTAATCCAGTTATTTCAAAACCGATACGAGGCAAAGTTATTGCGACTTTATTATCTAAAGTTGAGTCCTGTCTAAGTCTCGCAAGAAATTTTTGTTTCGGTCCATATGCGAGTGGAACTTTCATAGTTTGTGTAATAACACCAGCATTGTTCTTACGAACTAAGTGAATGTCATTAAACATACTTCCGAAAGCTACTACTAATTTTCTAATTGTTTCGTGATAGAATTGTGATTGTCCTAACATGATTTATAACTCCTATAATCCACCTTCTGAGAATGGATTTGATTCAGAAAAATCAAAAATGGTATCATCAAGTACATCAAGATATTCATTTTGTGCTTTATAATCTGAACTTTGGTCTCCTACTATATAATCCTCTTTAACTATATAGTGTTTTGTTCCTAGCAAATCTTTTATTTTCGCTGTGGTTTGACTTGTTTGCCCAGTAAAAGTTTCACCATCTGTAAATTCTGTTGCAGTAATTAAAGTATATGCCATTGGGTCTAATGTATCCAACACATATGCGATAGCACCAGAACTTGCACCGACAATTCTTTCACCAACTGTGAATGATAAACCAAAATTATTATAGAAATCAATTCTTGATTGTTCGGTATCTTCTGCGAGTATTGCACCAGATAAGTATTCAGTTTCACCAATGATATCACTATCAGCATTTGTACTAGAACCATCTGTTCCGTCTAATATTAAATTCTCTCCACCAGCAGAACTTTCCAGTTGGAAACTTTCTGTATATGAACCAGATTGTTCCATTGAAACTTGATACTGCATTGAATCTCTTGTAAATGTTGTTTCTACTGCATCTATTTCTGCTATATCAGTATCAATAATTTCACTTGAATATTCAAATGTTCTACAACTTAATCTGTATGTAGGTCTATTTTGTACTTGATAGAATGGGTCGTCATGGTCAACAAATGTTATTTCAAACATTTTATTTACTTTAGGGAAGTAAATTAAATCGCCTTCGTTTGGTCTTGACGAAACTATAAGGTTGGAATCAATCCCAACTAATTCTTCAAATCTTCTTCTTGCAACGGTAAAGGAACATTCTTCTCTCATTTCCAAACCGAATTTGCCCATTAATTCTTTTTCGCCACCAAAACCTTCAACTTCATTAAATGTCATTTCAATTAAATAAGCATCATCAAATTTAGAAAGACTATCTTCATAAAAAAGACTATCTTCTTTTACAAGTGTTCTTGGTAAATAATATACTTCTTGACCTTGAATCTTTATTTGTTCAATAGCGATTGCTTCATAAAGGTCTTGTTCTGATTGAGTTCCAGTATCAAAGTATACATTTGTTGGCATTTATCTATCCTATTTGAACCATTGGTGGTACATCATATGCTAATTTTATTTCTTCTTGAAGTTTTTCTAGTTCTTCTTTCGCTTCGGTAAGAATAGTCTCACCATTAATTTCAACACCACCTAACATTTGCATACCTCGAAATTTAAGTAGATTATTCCCCCATTGTTTTTTTACCAAGGCGATTGCATATCTTTTAAAATACATATCATTCCATATTGAAGTATAAGTTGTCGGGTCAAGTTGTCTATATGCTTCTATAATTAAATATTCACCAGCAGCAATATCATTTGTCCAATCCATATCTATATACAATCTGTTTTGATGTTGATTATGTCTTAGGGGAATTTCTCCCACTAACATTTGATTTAAAAAAGATAAATGTTGCATTGTCATTTTATAATGCATAACAGATGTAGAAGAAAAATCATATAAATCATTTAATCTCAATTGATATCTCACATCAAATAAATTATTTGTTGAACTGTCATCAAAAGGAAAAACTCTAACGACTGATAAAACTGTATCTGGAACAGGTATCCAACCTTTTTGTTCTACCCAATCGGCAGTTGTTGAACCATCTTTATCATCTGTTGCAGTTGCAGCAGTATCGTTTGCTTGTCCCCTTGTTAAATCTGCGGCTGTTATTACGTGTTTAAGAAAAACTCTTTCTACACCATTATAGTGCATTTCTTGAAAATATTGAAGCGCTTCTTCAACTCTATCGTCTAATTGGTCATCATCAACATTAATTTCGATAACAGGTTGACCTAATGACCTTAAACAATAATTTTTGAATGTTGCTTTTGTTGTTGGTGTTGCCATTTACTTCTTCCTTTGTTTATATTTATAAAGAAGATGGGTTAGTAAACGACTAAGAAGTGTTCGCTAACTTCATCAAAAGAGATTTAATTTCACCCATTTCATTCTTTAATTCGTTTATTTCTCGTGTAGCTTCCCTGATTTCATCTCTTTGTCTTTGTGCATCTCTTGCTCGTTTAATTGCAGTTTCGTATGCACTTCTATTTGTATTTACGATTCCACTAGAATGAACATCTCTTGCTAAATCTGATTTATCTTTTACTGGTATTCTTCCACTCATAATTTTATGTTGCTAGTGCCATTGCCCTTAAATCTTTTATTCTTGGTGCTTCAGCACAATTTGTTCCTTGCATTTTAATCTTAATCGCAAATGAAATAAATTCATCTAACGCACTTCCCGTACCATCATCTTTTTTACCTGCAGTATATTGATATTCAGTAAAGTTATCTTTCGTAGTATTTGCAGTTACAGTGCTATCAGTAGTTCCTGTACTATTGAAATATACCCAACCCAAGTCATCAAAGTTAGATGCGTCATCTGACCTTAGAATTTTATACATAACTTTAATATCAGCAGTAGAAGGTTTATGTGCATCAAGGATAACTCTCAACGCAGTAGCAGGAGTATCTAATCCAACCTTTCTAGTCATATAAACTGTTTCACCACTATCGCCTTCTGCTTCGACTGCATCAACATAATCGCCTGTTGGATAAACATCAGATGAACTATCTACATTTGTCATTCTATTCGCAACACAAACAATTGTCTTTTGGTCTAAATCAACATATGGAGAAACATACTCACTTGTACTATTTAATACAAAATCTAACGATAATGATTTAACAGCAGACATTTCATTTGTTTCATTGATACCAGATGCAATAATTTTTGGAACATCAAAATCATAATTTTCATTTAAATCAAACGATACACCCGTACTTGCTTTAGTAAATGAACTTTG